GGCTAAATTATCCGGGGTAGAATAGGTAGACCATGATCGAAAAAGAAATCAAAGACTGGCTGGATAGCCTTGACTTAGACCTAGAGCAGCGAGCACTTGCCGCTATTGCTTTGAAATTGGCGCGGTCTTTCGACGAGTCTGGTAATACGTCTACCGCTGCCGAGCTTCGTAAGACTGTTTTGGAAATAGACCGACAGATTAAAGGCAACGTGGTAGAGGTAGACCCTCTAGAGAAGTTGCTAACGCGCTAATGCTTATATTTGACTTTTTTGCTGGCACAGGATCAAGCACTAAAGCCTTTAGGGACGCCGGTCATACGGTTATTACTTTTGAGCTAGACCCTCAATTTGAAGCAACTGAAACGGTCAGCATTATGGAATTGGACGCTGCGGAACTTATTGCCAAATACGGCAGACCAGATTTCATTTGGGCTTCGCCGCCTTGCACAGCGTTTAGTGTTGCGTCTATTGGACACCATTGGACTGGCGGCGCAGGTGCTTACATTCCAAAGACCGAAGCTGCTTCATTCAATCAGAAACTAGTGGCTAAAACTTTACAACTAATTGACGAACTACAACCTAGTGCGTGGCTTATGGAAAACCCGCGCGGAATGTTGCGTAAGTTGCCAGTAGTTGCTGGACGTGAACGCGTAACTATTAGTTATTGCCAATATGGAGATACTAGACAGAAACCGACAGATTTATGGGGTCACGTGCCGGGTTGGACACCGCGTCCTATTTGCTCGCCGGGTTCACCATGTCACGAAGCTGCACCTAGAGGATCTAGGACAGGAACACAGGGGCTTAAAAACGCTAAGGTGCGTTCTATGGTCGCGCCGGAACTAAGTCAGGAACTTTTGGGGTGTCTTAGCTAATGCTTCAATTACCTGCCACATATACCAAGCCGTTATCGGATAACTATCCTAGTGACGGGGACTTACTTTTAGACCTTGCACGTATCGCATGGAAAAGCCCAGAGCGCCCGGACGGGTTGCAACTTGACGAGTGGCAAGCGTGGCTATTACGCGCCATTTTGGAACGCTACCCGGACGACTACGAGGTAGAGCATTTACGCGGTCGTCTTCGTTATAGACAGGTTGTCGTATCGGTTGGACGTCAAAACGGTAAGAGTCTGTTAGCGGCTATCCTTGGACTTTATGGGTTGCTTATGCACGTGCAGGGTGCAAGCGTTTTATCGTTGGCGTCTTCACTAGATCAGGCTCGTATCATTTACAGCCGTGTACTTTTTGTAATTAACTCAAACCCTTATCTGAAGAAACGGTTTAAAAAAGCAACCGAGCAGCGCGGTATTGTGACCGCCGACGGCTCTGGGCGTTATGACGTGAAGCCGGCTAAAGAGTCAGCGCTACAGGGTTTACCTTTGAGCCTTTGCCTTTTTGACGAATTACATTTAGCTAAGAAAGGTATGTGGACTGCTGCGGTTACTGGTACGTCTTCATATAGCGACGGTATTGTAATCGGCATTACGACAGCCGGCGACCAATCTAGTGAAACCCTTTTAGAGCTTTACGAGTCTGGGTATAAAGCCGCTAATGGCGACCCAGATTTAGAGCGTTTTGGTTTCTTTCTTTGGACTGCACCGGATAACGCAGCGACGGACGACCCGGCGGCTATTCTTGCCGCTAATCCGTCGGTAGCGTCTGGGCGTGTGTCATTAGAAAATACGCTAACCGATATTAAGACTTTGCCAGAGCACGAGATTAGGCGTTATCGTTTAAACCAATTCGTGACCGGATCTACAGCGTCATGGTTGCCTATGAAACTTTTCAGGGACTCGGAAATTGGTACGGTCGATAATCAGACTGGCGGTGTTTTCAGCGTGGACATTACACGCAACTGGGAGTATGCAACTATCGCATACGCTAACGGATCAGGTGACCAGCAACAGACCGAACTTGTTGCCTCTTTCGTAAACCCTACCGAGCAACGTCTTTTTGACGAACTAATTAGGCTTTATAAAACTTTCAGCCCTAGAGCAATCGCTGTAGACGATAGACAATTACCGAACTTGGCGAAACGTCTAAAGGGTGCAGGTGTAAGAGTGTGGCAGCTTTGGACTAAAGAAATGTCGGCAGCTTGTAGCGCGGTCTTTGCCATGTTCAGTACCGGAACTGTCAAACACAATAACGACCCGTTAGTAATTGCTCAAATGTCTAACGGTGTTGCAAAGTACACGGGCGAAACTTGGCTAATTAGTCGTAAAGAGTCTGTCGGAGAAATTGACGCGCTAATGAGTACAGTTATGGCGTTGTACGTTTCGTCACGAGCGCAACACGCCGGAGTAGGTGTATTTTAGTCTCTATATGCTAGTATGCTTTACCGTATGGCTACTTTATGGGAACGCATTACCGGTAAGACAGAAACGCGTGCAGCTCAACCGACTATTCCAACTCGTTTACCTGCAACTGTCACCGCAGATACAGCACTTTCACTAACAGCGGTTTATCGCGCTGTACAGATTTTGGCTACCCCAATTTCTAAAATGCCTATTCACACTTATCGCTACGCGTCCGGTGCTGGGGAACTTAAAATTGAAAACCCTTTACTTGTTAATAAGCCGTCGCTAACTGACTCACGCCGCGACTTTATTTTTCAAACCGTAGCTTCACTAGCGCTAGAGGGTAATGCTTTCTGGTACAAGTCTTACGGCTCTAATGGTCAAGTAAACAATCTGACTATTCTGCCGGCGAGCGCAGTAATGGTAAATTACAAAGATACGAACGACATTTTTAAGGGCGTAGTTTACGACTATCAGGGCAAGCGTTATACCGCTAACGAAATTGAGCACCTAAAATTATTTACCCGTGCCGGCAATTTACGCGGTATCGCACCTATTGAAGCTGCCCGTAATGACGTGTCAGCGGCTTTAGATCTTCGCGATTATGCACAGAACTGGTTTACTAGCGCCGGTGTACCGACTGGTATTTTAAAAACCGGTCAGCAAATCAGCAAAGCCGACAGCGACGAAGTTACCGCTAACTGGCATAACAAACAGCAAAACCGTCAAATCGCTGTTTTGGGTAATGGTTTTGATTATGAACAAATCGCCCTATCACCACGCGACGCATTATTCACCGACATTCAAGAACAAGCGGTACAAGGTATCGCCCGTCTGTTCGGTATCCCAGCTCGTCTACTACTTACAACCGTGCCGGGATCTACAGACACCTACACAAACTTACAAGACGAAAACGCTGTTTTCTGGCGTCACACCGTCGTCGGATATTGCGACGCTATTACCGACGCCCTAAGCAACTGTCTACCACGCGGTCAGCGAGTCGAATTCGACTTCGAACACCTATTTAAGGCAGACGTAGCAGCACGCTACTCGTACTACAACACCGCCCTAGCCGGCGAGCCATTCCTAACCGTGGACGAAGTAAGAACTAAAGAGGGGCTAAATGTCTAACTATGAAACGCGCGCCTTTGACGCGCTGGTAGATACCGACAGCCGTACCATTACTGGTATCGCTGTGCCGTACAACCAAGAAATCGCAATCGGCAATAACACTTTCGAACGTTTTGCCCCGGGTGCTATCAAGTCCGTAGAAAACGTAAAACTACTTTACGGTCACGACGACGTACCAATCGGTAAAGTTTTAGAGGGACAAGATACCCCGGACGGTTTTGAGATCAAGGCTTACATTTCAGAAACCCCAAAGGGCGACGAAATTCTAACCCTGCTACGTGACGACGTATTAAATAGATTTTCGGTCGGTTTTATTCCGGTTGAAAATGAGCGCGACGGTCAAACGGTCGTACGTACTCTGGTAGAACTGAAAGAAGTTTCTGTTGTACCATTCCCAGCCTACGAGGGCGCAAAAATAAACGAGGTTCGCGAAGAAATCGAAGAAGTCGAAGAAGTCGTAGAAACTCAAAACGAACAAGAAAAGGAAACTACACCTATGTCAGAACTTGACCTAGACGTTCGTACCGTAGCCGACGAGGTGGCAGAATTGCGCCGCGTAGTAGAGGCTGGTATGACCGAAGCAACACCGTCAGTAATTGGCGCAGAATTTCGCTCGCAGGGCGAATTCGTAAAGGCTCTAGCAGCCGGCGACTCATCAGCTAAGGAATTGGCTACCCGTGCAGCGTCTACAAGCGCCGACACCGTAGCACTACCGGGCTGGCTGGGTTACATTGACAACCTAGTAGCGAACAACCGTCCTAGCGTTTCTGCATTTAGCCGCGGTGCACTACCGACCGCAGGTCTAACCGTAGAGTATGCACAGGTATCGGCTAACACTCTTGCAGTTGGCGTACAAGACCCAGAAAACGAAGCCCTAGCGTTCGGTAACCTATCTATCGACACCACAAGCGCAAACGTTATTACTTACGGTGGTTACACCTCAATGTCGCGCCAGACTATTGAGCGTTCAACCGTAAACTACCTTGACACCGCGTTCCGTGCTCTAACTATCCAGTACGCTAAGGCTACAAACGCTGCTCTTGTTGCAGACCTAGCAGCCCTAACTTGGACTAGCCAGACTTTCGACGCAGACGGCGGTACAGCCGCTTCACTTGCCGAGGGTATTGCTAACGGTGCTGCATACATTTACGAAAAGACCGGTCTACGCCCAGAGTTTATTTTGGCAGACCCAGACGCTTACGTAACTATCGTTAAGACCGCTGCAAGCGACGGACGCCCTGTACTACGTACCGACGGTGACGGCGTAAACAACATTGGAAGCGCAAACATTCCGGGACTTTCTGGATCAGTATTCGGCTTGCCGGTTATTGTAGACCCAGCCCTAGCTTCTGGAACTGTTTACATGGCTAACTCTCAGGCTGTACAGACACTAGAGTCGGCTGGCTCACCTGTACGTCTATCATCTGGCGACGTAACCACCTTGACCGACGACGTTTCTGTTTACGGTTACATGGCGATTATCAAGCCTTTCTTGGACGCTATCGTAAAGCTAGACGTAACCGCTTAATTCAATTAGGGGATAAAGAAAATGCCAGCTGTCACTTTGCAAGAACTTGCAGACTACGTAGGTACAGACGTACTAGACGATTTTCTAGAGTCTTGCCTATCGGCTGGTAATGCTCATGTCGGGCGCTTCATTGGGGACATTGAAACCGTGCCTAATGAAGTGCACCGACAGGCTATCTTTATATGCTCGTCGGAACTATTTCACCGACGCAGCGCCCCTAACGGTATTTCGCAATTCGCAGCCATGGACGGTACAGCGGTTAGAGTCGCACGCGATCCTATGACCGCCGTTTATCCTTTGCTACACCCGTACGTAGGGTATGCAGTATGAGCAACGAAATAACCACAGCACGCGAGCAATTTAAAACAGCGCTCGTAAATGGCGGTATTCGCGTTTCGGAATTTATCCCGGAACGCATTACGCCGCCTATTGTGATTATTAACGCTCGTTCACCATACTTGCAGCCTAATCTTTTCGGAGAGTACGACCTAAACCTAGAACTTGTTTTAGTAGCCGCCACAGCGACTAATAAACAAGCGCAGGAAAAACTTGAAGACTCTATACAAGAAGTTGTACAAGTTATCTCTGCATTACCTTGGGTTCAGTTGCAAACAGTTGGACAACCGTACGCCATGCAAGTCAATAACGCGGAATATCTAAGCTCAAACGTTTCAGTAATTTTACAAATCACAATCTAAGGAGATTAGCCAAATGGCAGCAAGCACACGCATTAAAGCGAATAACATTATTTTCAAAATTGGTTCTACAGACTACGCGTGTGACGCTAACCTAGTAGAGCTAACCACCGACGACGCCCCGGGTGACGTACAAACATTCTGCGAAGTCACACCGGGTAAAATGTGGTCACTTCAACTAGACGGTATTACTTCAGGTGATAGCGCAAGCCTTTACCGTGTTCTATGGGACAACTTCGGATCTACCGCAGTTTTCACTATTGCACCTAACGGTAACGCAACTGCTACTACTTCAGAGCCTCACTACGAGGGAACTGTAGTATTTAACCAGCTACCACCGCTAAGCCTAAACAGCAACGAAGTTACAAAGTTTAGCGTAACCCTAGAAGTGAAGAACACACCTCACAACCCAGCTGCAAACGTTTACTACGGCGTAGAGATCGTCACAGCTTAAGGTTAAAAATGTCGGACGTATCCGGGCTAAAGGTCAAAGGACTACGGCAAGTAATTAAAGGTATGCGCGAAATTGGCGTACCAGATACAGCGGTTAAAGAAGCTGGAACACTTGCAGGTAATGTGGTGCTAGAAGCAGCAAGACCTTTAGTACCGGTGCGTACTGGCAGATTATTAAGCACGTTAAAAGTTTCTAAACGCCTTTATAATGTGCAGGTATTGGCTGGTAATAACAAGTCTGTACCTTATGCAAACCCTATACATTGGGGTTGGTTTAGACGCGGCATTAAACCGCAGCCTTTCTTTTCTAAAGCATTGGGCTACAGTCGCGATAAGATTTATAACACGTATTTTACGCAATTAGAAAAGTACATTACACAGAAAACACAGGAGAGTAAAACTAATGTCTAACTACGATTTAAAAAGTCTAACCCTTGAAGAAGTTGAAATTATAGAAAACCTTATCGGGCTTTCTATCGACGAAGCCTTTGAAGAGGGTAAACCTAAAGGTAAAGCGCTTAAGGCTTTCGTATGGGTTATGACTAAACGAACTAATCCTAATTATTCAATCGAAGAGGCGCAGAAACTTACTTTAGCCGAGGCTATTAGTATGCTTAAGGGTGACGAAACAAAAAAAGAATAAAGGCAGAGCAGGATAAACGTTTAGCGTTATTCTGCTATGCAACGGGTGTACAACCCTCGGAGTACAGACGTTTAACTTACGGGGAAATGCAAGCGTTTATTGAGATTTTGGAAAGTATAAGAGGTGACTAATGGCAGCTAATAGCCTCGTACTTGGCGTTGAAATTATCGGCGAATTTAAAAAACTTACCGCTGCTACTCAAGGCTCTGCTAACGATCTTTCAAACCTAAACAAAACCGTATCTAACGTTTCGCGTAAAATGCGTAGCGCCCTAGGTGCTATTGGTGTCGGTTTATCTTTCGCTGTTCTAACCCGTGAACTAAAAGAAGCAACACAGGCAGCGGTCGAAGACGAAAAAAGCCAAGGTCTTTTAGCAAACGCTTTACGCAATACAACTAACGCAAACGATAAGCAAATTGCTGCGGTAGAAAAATCTATTACTAAAATGTCGCTTCAGTCAGCTGTCGCAGACGACAAACTACGCCCGGCTTTTGCTAATCTTGTACGCGCTACTGGTGACGTAGCGAAGTCCACAGACCTTATGCGTCTGGCTTTGGACGTTGCCGCTGGTACTGGTAAAGACGTTGAAGCGGTTTCTAAAGCTATGGCTAAGGCTGTCGGACCAGACGGCACTACTGGCGCTTTAGAGCGTCTTGTACCGGCTATTAAGGGCGCTAGTGACCCTATGGCTGTTTTGAAAGACATGTTTAAGGGTGCTGCCGATACTGCCGCTAACCTTGATCCGTACGCTCAAATGAAAGTCGCTTTTGGTGAAATTCAAGAAACTGTTGGCATGCTATTGCTACCGGTTCTTAGGGACTTCGCCGACTGGCTTGTAATGGTTGCCCCAGACATTCAGAAATTCTTTACCGACCTGACCGACCCTACAACGCCTACGGGTGAAGCATGGGCTAACCTTGGTGCAGCATTTCAACGTTTTGGCGATACCCTCGTCGGTGTTTTTAGCGACTCTGGGGACTCTGCTAATACTTTTATCGGTGTGCTAAAAAACCTTGAAAGCATGCTAATTACAATTACTGACCTTGTTGCCGGTTTCAAGGTTGTACCTACAGCGTTTAGTAAAATTTTCGGCGGTGACTTTGCCGGTGGTGTCGAATTGCTAAACATGCCTACCGGTGACGCTCTAAAGCGTATTACTACCCTTGACAAGGTTGTAAAGAATTCTGGCGTCGGTGCACGTACTAACAACACAATTACTATAAACAACTACCAGAGCAACGTAACCGCTAACGACATTGTAAACAAACTAAACAAGTCGCTAAAAACAAACGGATCGTTAAACCTAGGTCTTAAGTAATGATTACAGGGTTCGATATTGCAACCGACCTTAAAGTCGAAATCTTTGCCCCGGACGAACTGGGCAACATTTTCATTATTGGCGTTTCGACTCTAGGCGGCGGCGACGTTTTAGCTGGCGCAGGTCAGTTTATTATTGGCGAAAGTTTATTAGGTGGCACGGACACACTTGTAGGCGCTTCAGCCTTTGACTGGCAGCCGATTGAGTGCTTTACAACACAAGCCGGTTTATCCGTTGGCGGTTCTATTCAAAACGCGCTTTATTTTCAGCCCGAAGCAAGTACCTTATCGCTTACCGTACAAAGCTGGGCTTTCGACCCTAACAATTCTTCAGCTGTTCGCCCTAATATGCCTATTCGCATACGCTTAGATAATGGTGTTGTAAATCAGGTTCTATTTACTGGGTTGCTGGATACTTTCAGCGTCACTTATGCAGCGGATACTAATTCGCCTAATACGATTACTTTTAATGCTACTGACATTTATAAACGTATTGTTAATACTCGTATCGCCGATTTTGATACGACTGGTTTACCTGCTGGTTATGCAACCCCCAACGAAGTTATCGAAATTGTGGCGGCTAATGCTGGGGTTACGGTAAGCGCGGCTAGTGAAACTTTAGACGGCAAACTACCTACCGAACAAGTCTTTAATAGCACCGGTGCACAGTTTATAAATGACGCTATACAGGTCGGTTTAGGTGTGTTATGGGTTGATCCTGAAACTGAAGAACTTGTCGTAATTAACCGTCCAACCGTTGTATCGACTGCACCGGTAGGCACTTGGACTATTGGCAATAATCACGGCGAAGCGTACCACCTTTGCATGTCTGGTATTACGGTTTCAGGCGATAGCGATACTATTTTCAATAGTCTTTATTGTGAACTTGCTAGTGATCCGGCTGTAAATGTTGTTGTTGAAGACGCCGACAGTATTGAACTTTACGGCTACAGCTCACAAACAGCTACAGTAAACACTACAGACGCTACAGAATTAGAGCGCTGGGCTAATGCCGTTTCTCGTCAAAGACCTACAAAATTGGTCAAGACTATTACTACGCCAACTATTGACCGCTTAGGCAATCTTACTGCGGCGGCAGGTTTTAAACCGGGTGAACTTATCCGGGTTAAATACAGTACCGATAACATTGAAATAGACGACCTGTATACGGTTATAAAGGTGAGTCATAGCGTAGACGTAAACGTATGGAATACTACACTAGAGCTCTGGAAGGAATTTTAAATTAAATGGCTTGGAAGAATTTTCAAAACGGCTACCCGCTTTACGCGAGTGAACTAAACAACTACCTTATGAACCAAGCGGTCGTAGTTTTTGCTTCGGCTGCCGAACGTGACAGCGTTTTAACTTCACCTATTGAGGGGCAAGTAGTCTGGTTGCAGGATACTAACGCGTTCAAAATTTATAACGGTACAGCGTGGACAGACATCAACGACAATACTGACGCTATTCAGAAGTCTTTGCTTACTACTGCTGGCGATACTATTTACGCTACTGGTTCAGCGACCCCGGCTCGTCTTGCACTTGGTTCTGCTGGTTCACTTCTAAAGTCAAACGGTACTTCACCGACTTGGTTAGCCGCTGCAACAGCCGGTTCGATTATTAAATCTACTGGCTCGGATATTGCCTATCTAACGCCCGGCACTAATGGTCAAATTTTGACTTCAAGTGGCACAGATATCGCTTGGCAGACACCTGCCGGTGGTGGCGGTATGACCCTGCTTAGTACTACTTCATTATCTGGTAATGTCACTTCTATCACTAACATAAGTCAAGCGTACAAAAATCTTTATATCCGAGTAGATGGTGTCACAATGTCGTCTGCGGGAGTGGTTGAAACTGTCTTAAGGAATGGCTCTAACGGGGTTGGGGAAATGTACTTAACGGGAGTTAGAGGTGGTAGTTCTGCTGCTCAGGTAATCAACCACAATACAGCAACATTCCCTCATGGTTATCTTTATAAAACCACAGGCGGGGCAAATTCATTTGTCCTAGAAGTAGCAAATTATACAAATACCGACGGACGACAGCACCCAGTACGACTTCACGGTGGAGCGGAAACTAGCGACGGTGGCTATCTTGAACAAAATACTGCTGGAATTACAAAAGGCAGCGCTGGAATTGGTGGAATTAACCGTGTAGATATTGGTATTCAAACAAATACTGGATATACCTTTACCGGCGGCACCGCATACATTTATGGAGTAAACTAATGGCTAAAACATCTCGACCTATGGTACGAATTCACGACCTAGAAACCGACGAAGTTATCGACCGTGAAATGAACGACACCGAATACGAGGCACGCTTAGCAGCGCAAGCCGAAGTTGAAGCCGCAGTACAAGCAGCCGCCGAAGCAAAAACAGCAGCCGAAGCG